TCCAGCGCCTCGACGAAGAAGCTTTTCACCGTGAGCCCCACCCTGTTCATCGTGTCGTTATACTTCTCGGCAATCGCGGCCTGGCGCTCGGTAACCACCCCGTTCTCGCGCATCTCGGCGCGGAGCCGGGCGATCTCATCGGCGCCAGCGTTGGCCAGGTTGATCATATCGGCCCCAGAGCGCCCAAAGGCGGCCGTTGCCAGCGCCGCCTTGTCCATGGCGTTTGGGGCCTTCTCGATGGCCTGCAGGTAGAGCTCAAAGGCCTTGTCAACATCCTCCGTCCCCTGGAGCTGCTTTAGGAGCCCGCGGTCGGTTTTCCGCAGCGCAGTGTAGAGCGCACCATACCCGCCCTTGAGCTCTCCGACGGTCTTGGTGAATTTCTGCAGGCTCTTGTCAAACACCTCGGAGGCCACCCCGGACTGTTCAGCGGCGAAACGCCACTCCTGGAACTCCTCGATGGGGAAATTCATCGCCCGGGTCTTCTTCGCGAGCTCGTCCATCGACGCGGTCGTCCGGTTGATCGCAAGATAAAGCCCCGTTGCGGCACCAGCGGCGATGAGCGCCCCGCGTTTCAGGATCCCCCCGAGACCCTTTGTGAGCTTCATCGTGATGCGGTCAAGCTTCCGAAGCGCCATGGACGCACGGGCGGTGAACCGGAGCAGCTTGGATTGAATCCGGTTTATGGTCTTCGTCGCCTTGTCGACAGCGCTGAACGTGGTTTTTATTTCGAGGTCACGCATTTTGTTTTCTAGTGTCCAATATCAATTGCGGCCTGACGGCGTCGTAGAACTCCTCAGTTTCTCCTGTGTCCAATGTCCTAGGGTCTGGAAGGGATCTGTAGTAGCGACAGATAGTGTAAAACATGTGCCTCTTGATATTCCATCTGGTGTGCAATGGGGTCCAATCATTCGTATATCCAAGCGTAGTATTCTTGCCATCGCGTACAATCAAAGGCCACTCGACCTCATACCTCCAGAAAAAGATTTAGAACTGTGTCAAACCTCCTCATGATCCACCATTTGCCGTCGCAGCAGTTTCGGATTCTTCCTGATGCTATACCTGTCGCAGCAGAAACCATCTGAATCATCCTTTCGCCTCCATTGGCTCCGCGCTCTGCAGCAGACATGGCCATCATCCCAATCTCTCGCGGAAACTTGACCTCCGGAAGATCATCATCCTTGGTCATTACGGACGCAAGACCTTCATTATCGACTACGATGAGACCATCCATGACACCCTCGATGAACTTCTCCCTGTCCTCCTTTACTGCGTCCTCGACTCGCTTGTGATGGATCTTCAGACTGATCGCATCGGCGAAGCGATCAAACTCGGCCTCTGCAGTCTGCCTATCAACCCTGGTCAAGTCAGAATTATTGTGATCGATCATGATTTTGCCTTTCTAAAAAAGTGCGCCGCCCGTCGCGGAGGGAGAAAGGCGGCCCCCCAGGCGGCGCACAAAGTGTGCCTTTCACTTTTGATCCTTCGGCTTCGTCAGCGTCAGGATCTTGGTTGTAACCACCCGCAGGAAGCTTACCGCGGCCCCGAATCCGGCCCATAGGCACGCATCAATCGACAATCCCTCCTCGTGTGCCATCCAGACCCCGTGGAGCACCGCGGCCGCCCCTACGAGCAGCAGACGGGACTTCCACCATGGTTTCTTGTCTCGCCGTGGGTCGACGAGCCGCCCCTCCATCTGAGCATTCTTCAGCTCCCGGTATTGCACTTCAGCGGCGAGCTTCTGCATCTCGAGATCACGCCGGCTGATCTCTTGGTTCGGGTCGAGCATCACACCCTCTTCAACCAAGCCCGCGTCCGCCCGGGTCGGGAGCCTGCGACGTCGAACGAGCAGGTTGCCGACGCCGGGTTGTAGCGAAGGTTCACCGGGTTCGCCCCTTCGGTTGTTACGTACTTCTGACCGTCGATAAGCTCCAGGGACATGTCGTACCCAGCAACGTTGTTCTTGGCCTCGACGAGCTTTTCATATTGCTCAGGAGTGCATGCCGCTTCTATGCCAGTGATCATCCCAGGACCGATCTCGTAGAGCTTCCGCAGACCACCGTCGGCGTTTGACTCTGGATTTACTACGATCCCGTCGTCGATCTCTGGCTTGCAGTTTCCGGTCAGAACAAACTCACCGACGCCCCCGAAGCTGATGGTCGGAGGGGTTCCTCCTGCGATTGTCATGATGCACCTCCGAAGTAGAAGCTCCACTGGAGCGTTATCGGCAGAACGTTGACGTTGCCGCTGATCTTGAACTTGGCGATGATGTCCAGCCGCTTCGGATTCGTGCCGTTGATCGTCGCCGTGCTGTTCTCCATGGCATAGTCGGGATCACTGATGATCGCCCCCTTGGCCAGGCGGGTGAAGATCCCGGCCATGGCCGCGACCGCGTCCTTCGGCTTCTTCGCCCGCGTCGACGGGTCAACCGTCTGGTCATCAGGGACGAGCGCCGGGCCGCTCTTCCACTCCTCGGTGTCGAACACGCCGTTGAAGTTGTGGCGCACGTTCCAGAGCTTCACGTTGTCCACAGCGTAGGCGTACGGGGCAGGATCCTCGCCGGTCGGATGGTAGCAGGTGAGCACGTCAGAGATCTTCACGACGCTGTCCTGTACGATAATCGTGGAACATCCTGCGTCGAAAGCCGCCTCATTAGTGTCGCCCCACTGTACTGAGTCGAGCGCCGGCGTCAGGTTCGTGAGCTTCTGCAGCCCGTAGTCGTGCGACGGGTTGTTGTTCGCCAACACGGCGATCCTTCGGACGGCATCGGCGGCGATGAGGAACGGGAGATCGTGAGACCCTGGGTTTGGAACGATGCAGTTTGTCCGGTCCGTCTTCCGGGCGTCCGTGACAGCGGTAACCGTCCCGATGGTCGCCTCGTTGCAGCCCGTGAAGGCCAACATCGGCTTCCCGACCGCAGGGAGGTGGCGCCCCTCTCCGAACGTTGAGAACGCGTCCAGGTTGTCCGAGTCGGTGTAGTCGAACGCGCTGATGAACAGAGTGTCCCACGCCGTCCCAACCAGGTTGAGCCCCTCGGACGCGGCGTCCACCGCGACGGTGCCGGCGCCGCTGGTAAGGTTGGCCTCGTTCCCCGTAAACGACCAGTCCGAATCGTCCGGGACAACCCACTTCACGACGATATTGTCCCCGGTATCGCCTTCCCACCCTGCCTCGAAGTCTAGGGTTGTCGTCCCGTCGGAGGCGGTGACCGGCATCCCAAGCACCGCGTTGACGGCCGCGACGGCCTTGTCGATGAGGGTTGCAACGGTGTCACCATTAACGGCCGAAAAGACGTTGGATTTGATGTTGTTCACCTCAATCCAATGCTTCTCCGTTTTGGTGCCGGAGCCGCTCGGGGTGATAGACCCGGTGGACTCCGTCCCCGTAGCTACCGACAGCGGGTAGATCGTCACCGGGATGTCCCCGACGCCTTCCCCGTTCTCCGGGAAGAGGACCCGGGCGATGAGGTACAGCGGCGAGGTGTACCCGTAGAGCTCTCCGACCTCCTTGGCGCTGTACACCCGACGCTTTGCCGCGGTGTAGGCCGGGCTCGCGGAGCCCTGGCCGAGTACAGCGATCCGCATCGGGAGCTTGTCGGCCTCCTGTTTTTGACCTTGCTTGTACTCGGTCAGCACGGCCACCCCGCGGGAGCCGTGACTGGCCGGGTACGCATCAGATGTAGGCATTTTTAAACCCTCCTTTGACGCTACGACGCGTCGTAATTCAGCTCCGCGGTTACCTCGCCGTCGGACTGGCAATAAAATTTCACGTTGATTTCTTCGAGAGTGTCGTATTCCTGGATCGGGACCGTCTCGTTGTGATCCACCTCAAGGGTCATGTGTGCGGCGATCACCTTTTCAACCGCCATATTCCCGCTCATCGGCTGAAACGCCTCGATGTGGCTGATGCTCCGCCTACCCACCGCAACGTCCATCATGCTGTTCGGCCTCGGCTGATAGAGCAGATACGCGTATGACGGATGCATGAGCAGATTCCGGATCAGCTTCGCGGTATTGTGCGCTAGTCTGGCTGAGAGCTCGTCCCCGCTTCGGTGGCCATCGGAGGTCTGATAGGACTCGGCATAGCAATAGCAGTCTATGTAGTAGGTCGACCGCATGCCAGTCCATGGCGATTTATTCGGGTTCTCCGGGGCCTCATCACTACGGCTGTACATGACATTCACAACGGGTGTCCTGTCGTCGCCGAATAGATTTTCCCATGGGTTGCTTCGTTCAGAGTAGACGCGGAATTTCCACGGCTCCGGGTCCTTCCCAATGGCCGCAGCCTTCTGTTGTTGGAATTGGGTCTCAGCGGCGAGAATCGAAGCAACGCGATCCCTGACAAGCTCGAATGTATCGGCCTTGTCTATCAGCGGTATCTGTGTCGTCATGATGAGATTCTCCCCGAACCAGAGGCCCTTCGTTATGATCAGGTCGTCGGGGGCGTACCCCTGTGTGATAAGAGATTGCGTCACACCGGCACCCTCTCTCGGACGTTTGTAACTGCCGGGTTTCCGTCGGCGTCGAACAGATTGAATCGGGCCAGAACGGTCGTTCCATCATCGTCGTAGACAAGCAGCTGGTTGGCAGTGATCCTCCACCGTCCAACGGAGTGCTTGCGGACAAGCTCTAGATCTGTCTGTGTAGCGATATCCAGAACAACCAGTTGTTCCCCGGCGCGCATTTGAATCGTGTCGTCATCGACGGCGTAAAATTCGACCATATACTGACCAGTCGGCAAAGATGCAGGCTGCCAAATGTACTCCCAGTGACCGGCCTTTCCTGCCTTCTCGGACAGCGCCTGTGCGGAAAGTATGTCGGTTTCAGTGCCGTCTGCCGCAACCTGATACACGCGCACTGTACCGCTTGCGACGTTCGTCTTGATTGCCCCGGCGGGTGTTCGAGCATACATGGCGAGCTGCACTACTGCCTGATTTTTGTTTGCCAACTTCATATTGTCCTCATTGCCATAGGAGACATTCCAGACGGGTTTCCGTACCCAGCAAATGATAGGGTGTAAGAGAAATCATCGCCCCATTCTACCGTAGCCGGCAATCCGGACGCGTAACTCGTAGTTGTCTCGCGGAAATCCTGACCTCCGGAAGCCGCCGAGATAACACTAGCCGAATCGGTCAAAGAACAAATCCAATATACCTCGCCGGCAACCAGCGCCACCTCTGGCATCGCAATTGAATTCCATTGCGTGTTTACACAGGCGACCCCGGAATTATTTACCGATAGCAGTTCACCGGTTTCAGAGTCATCGGATCCGTATGCGTAGATCCCCATCTTCGCATTGCCATCAAGCAGTGAATATATTTTGAGCTCGTCAAGGATTCCAGAAACAGCGCATTGCCATTTCCCGCCGAAAATATACGAGCCACCACCATATGGCCCGTAAGACTCTGTCCCGATCAATAGCGTCATGATTCAGCCGTTGGGGTATAGGCTTGGCTGGCATCCACGCGGTACCCGTTTGTGGCGTCAAAATAGGCCATGTTTATGAACACCTCTTGCCCATTTGTGCCGGAGAATGGGGGTTGATTCGTGCCAACACCCCATTTCACAATGGACGGGAATCCCTGGACCGAGTACGAGCCAGCGAACTGGAGCAGCACCGTGAAGTCGCACGCCGCAGGCGGGGCATTTATCGTCACCGATGTCACGTTCGCGTCGACGTCTACGATGAAATATCGCCCAGCCTTCGGGTTCAGCGTGATTGCCCCGGAGGAAACCGCCACCGCAATCGGTGAGAGCTGGAGGTGTTTGTTGGCGATCCTTGTCATGACCTAGTACGCATACTGGATGTCTAGTATGTCTCCCTCCTCGATATGCTCGGAAAGCCCGGTTGCTGCCCCGTTGTTGTTGAAATGGAATTGGTTGCTATTCAGCACGTCGAAATCCGGGGTTGCCCCAGTGGCCCCAACGATTTGCTTGTTCACCTGACCGAGGCCACCGACCACAAAGGCGCTTACGTTCCCGACGGCCGACGGGGACGAGGCCAACGTGAAGTATCCTGATGTCACCTCCCCCGAGGTTACCAGGTGCATCTCGTGTCCGCGCGTCTCACCGGTCCCGACGCCAGCGAGGAAGTTGGATCGCGTCATCGCCCTGACGGCGCCGGCGGATGTGTCATGGATTAGAATCTCATCGTCGTTGGCGACGGATGTCTCTGCGGTTGTATTGGCGATATCAACGTTTATCGCCGATCCGTTTCCACCCCCGATCCCGACGCCTGCGACGTCGTTGCCAAGCTTCGCGGCGGTTACCGACGTGGCGGCAAGCTTCGCGGTACCGACGCCAAGATCCTTCACTGCCAGAACGTTTGATACGACCTCGACAGTGCTCCCGTCCACCGCGGCTGATATGTCGTTGGAGGTCCGGTTGATTCCGTTAACGTTCCCCAGGGTCCCATCCCCAACGCGGATACTTGTGCCGTCCTTCGTCAGGCCGGCGCCGGCGGTTACTGTCTCTCCAACCGGACGCTGCGTGAACGCGAGATCGTTCGTATCGATGACGTCCGATCCCTCGTTTGTGGTGCATTCCCACTTGGTGTCCTGGTATGTCGTCCCCTGGTCGATCCATACGTTCGAGCCAGCCGCCGATGCACCCGTGTCGAAGTCCTCGGGACGTTCCCACGCGCCAGCCTTGATTACCCACAGCCCATTTTGAGATGCGGTGGACTGCCCAGTCAGAAGGATTCGGTCGTCGGCGATGAGCGTGACCCCGTCGACAGGAGAGGGTACCCCAGACAGCGTCTGATTCGCGGTTGCCACCGCAAGCGCGTTGTCTTTCGTCCGGATGCCGTTGCGGAGAGCGTCGGCGTAGGCCTTCGTCGCCGGCTGATTGTCTAGCGTCGGTGTCGGTATCGCGACAGATCCGCCGGTAAAATCGTGGGCCCCGGTCCAGGTGAACCCGTCTGTCTCGTCGACTTCGTTGGCGCCGATGGAGTTGGCCTTGACCCGCAGCCGGTTTGCGTTACCCTCGATCGTGTCGTCGTCTACTCCCACTGCGACGCCATTGGCACCGACAGCGATCGCCGTCGCCAGGTTCGCCCCTCCGGTGGTGTCCGGTGATACCGCCGCGGGTGTTCCTGACCCGCCTGAAAGCCCGTTTCCGAGAGCAGCTGCCGCGATTTTGTCTGCCGTGACTGCTGCGTCTTCGATGTGTTTCGTTGCAACCTGTGTCATCTATAGCACCTCAAAGAGTTGCATACCGGAGCTGAAACACGTCGCCGTTTTCCGCCTCCGGAAGGCCTGTTGCTGGGTTCGAGCCACCGCTGAAGGACCCGCCGCCGGGGGCAGAGCTATCGGTTGCGATAGCCATGTACCACCCGGGGGCAGAGCCTCCAACAACGGTGCGAAGCGTGAAATCCCTGGTGTAGCGCTGAGAGACCCCACCGAACCATGCGATTGAGTCTGTGATGCTCGTCGGGGTCGATCCGATGGGACCGACGACCTTGTTGGCCGTATCGGTGTACGTGAGCTCATCGGTGGCCAGGCTTGCGCCACCGCCACCGCTGGCCTCTGGTCCCCAGCGCGCATCGAGCGTCATATCCTGTACCCCTCGAGGATCAGCGTCACGAGCCCTGCGCTTCGGTCGGGGTGGGTTTCAGAGACCTTGAAGGTCCCAACTCGACCGTTCACATCGGTTGCCTGGACGACCCACGGCCGCGACGTCTCGTCAGGCACGGCTTCGATCCCGCCGAAGCTGACAGCCTCAAGATCGAAAATGGCGACCGCCGCGGTGCACTGGCGCCCCGCGACGGTCATCCCTGTTTCTGGATCGATTGAAAAATGGATGTCGTTGGTGAGAGCGAGGAAGTCCTCCTCGACACCCGCCGGGGACGTGATAGAGATCGGCTCACCGCCCGTATCCGGGTCGTTGATGAACTCCACCATGTCCTCATGCGCTGTGTCGAGGAGTCCCAAGGATCACTTCTCCTTTTCGGAGACCTTCTCGAGGAGCTTCTTCTCGAGGTGGAGATCGATGTCCACCTTACGGCTCTCGAGAAACGCGCGGGTGAACACCTTGCCCGGCGGGAAGGTCATCCCGCGACTGGTCCAATTCACGGTGAAGGCGAAGCGCTCGTTTTGATCCTTCGGATCGACGGCCGGATCCTTCGGCGCCGACGGTGATTTCGGTTTGTTGCTCATCGCCTACGCCTTTCTGATGATCTTCCGCAGCACCATTTCTACGACGTCGTATCCTCTGGCCTTGATGAGCGCTTCGGACAGCTTTTGTCCCGACTCGTAGATCACCGAACCGCAGGTGACGGACTGTCGTTCCCCATTAACCAGGTAGAGATCTGACTTGTCGTCCTCGCCCAGGCGGAAGACCTCGCCTTTCTCGTCGGACTTCGCGGGAGTGTTGAGCGCCCTGGTCTCGTCGCGCTCTGCCTGCGCCTTCTCATCCTCTGTGAGCTTCTTTTTGTCCTTATCACTCATGATCAGATCCCCGTATCGATGCACCCGAAAGTGTCGATGCCTTTGGGGATGAGCAGCGGACGAGAGAGCAACTCGATGGTCACCCCGGAGCCGTCCAGCTCAACCCAATTGTTGTAAAAGATGTCCATGCCTTGGCTGACCATCCGAGCGCGGGCCCGGAGCGCCGGGAGCGGAGTCGGGAGGCCGTTCGGGAAACGGAACACCGCCCCGAAAGCCGTCTCGAACCCGTTGTCACCGGCCAGCATGATGACCTTGTCGTCCGGAACATACAGCGTCTTGGTTCCGGAGTACGGATGCACGTATCGCCCGCCGTAGGTGTAGATATCGAGCTTGTAGTTTCCGACGTCGATGGTCCCGCGATACTGACCAGCCTCTGTCCCCGGATTTGTGAGGGGATAGAGCGCACCCTTGATTGACCGCTGGTTGTCGAACGCCTTCGAAGTGCTCGCCTCGCCCGCGGCGCGAAACAGCTCAAACGAACCGATCCCCATGACGACCATGCGCGGACTGGAAAGCCCGTTGTTCCGGATCACCTCGGCGAGGGCCTTCAGATCGGCTAGCATCTGGGCGAAAGTGGCTGAGCTCCACGCCGTCCCGGCGTTCGGGAAGTGGGCCGCCTTGGCCGCATAGTCCAGGGAGAACGTGACCACATTGGCGTTGTTCACCAGGCTCAACCCGTCGACCAGCGTCAGGATCTGGCTCGCCTGGAGCTCCACACCGCGACGGTACTTCTTCTGGAGCTTTCGGGTCATGTACGCGGCGCGCTCGTTCGCCTCCTGGATGAAATTCGGGTTGTCGTACTCGGTTTTTCCGAGTGCCCGTTTCTTCCCGAGAGAAGAAGCCGCGATGGTGAAGCTCTCACCGTACGGCGGCGGCTCGACGGTCTTCTCGTCGAACCCGTCGTCGCGGTTGTGGTGAGAACCGGTCTCCTCGGTTGCGAGGGGATATGCGATATCCTCCTCGTCACGGTCGACGTCCCACCGGACCTTCTTGGAGTTTTTGAAGCTGTCGGAGGTAACCGGGAAAAAGCTGGACAGGAAACCCGGCGCCGGAGCGTTGTTGAGATACGGCCTTAATGCTCTTACTGTGTCGGTCATAGTACCACCTCCTTAAGAATTATCCGCGGTGTGCAGATTGAGAGAATCGACCAACGCGAGACCCTTATCGTGGCAGAGAATCTTGACCGCGTTGTCGATGTTGGAGGCGTCACCGTCGGCGTGGATGACCACCTTGTCCTTCACCATTCTCCCGCCGACCATGACCCGAATAGGTGTACTACTCGTCGCCCCGACGGTGATCCCCTTCGTCATGACGCCATAGACCACACCGTTGCCGTTGGTGGACCCGCCCTTTACGTAGGGAACAAGGTTGAGCGTCGACGTGTCCAACGCTACCAGGGTGTTGTCCAGGTAGGTGTCCGCGCCGGCGCTGTAAAAGGTTTGATCCTCAAATACTCCGTCCGCTATGCGGCCGTCATTGAGGTCGTGATTGACAACTGTCATAGGCATCAGTTCACCTCCATCGGTTCCCAGACCAGACCGTCACACCCAGCCTCGAGGCCTGCCTTGGTGGCCTGGATGTCATCGGTCGGCTTGACCGTCGCGTCGATCTCGTCCGGGTTGTCGGCCTGGCGAGCGGCGATCATGTCGCGCTTCATCGCCGCAGACCGGTGCTTCGCGACCACCAGATCGTCCATCCCGTCACCGTCCTCGATGGCCTTGTGCGCCGTTTTGAAATCCCCGCTGCCTTCGGCGAGGACCAAGTGGGCGCAAACTCGCTTCCGCTCCGTCGTGGCGCCGCTCTCCGCCCCGAGGGCGAAGATCTCGTCATAGACAGCGCGGTGCTCTTCTTTGAGCTGCTTCGCGTTCATCTTGTCTCCTTGGTTTGCCGCCGGATTGGCGGTGGGTTTATTCTCAACGCTGATTGCGTCGATCATCTTTTTCTGTCGGGCGGTCCGCGCCGTCATAACGGCGCCCTCGCCGAACTTCTTTTTCACGGCATCGACCGTCACCCCGCGTCCGGCGGCGACCATCTCTGCGAATATCTGGTAACTGTCGTCGAGCTCGGCCTGAACGGCTTTGACGCCCTTGCTCGTTCCTACGTCGGGGCGTTTCTTCGGGCTGTCGCTATTAGTGATCTCCTTGACCGTTCCACCCCAGTTGATCCGGGTCGTGACAATGCCGACACTGCCGACGAGGCAGGCCTCCGTCTTCGCCGTAATGAGACCGGTTTGGCTGGCCAGCATGTAAGCGGCCGAGGTGAGGAGGTACCCTGACACGGTCTCGGTAGGAACCCTCGAGTCCCGAATGGTCCTCATGGCCTCGTAGAGCCCCTCCACGTTACCACCGGGGCTATTGATGGCAAAAACGATCTTAGTCGCTCCGCGGACCTCGGCCTCGCGCACCTTCCGCTCGATATCGGTGTAAACGGTCTGTTTCTCGCCGAACCACGACAGCCAGCGGAGCTTCTTCGGGGTGAGAACGCCTTCGACCTTGATCAGTGCAACGCCGTCGACGATATCAACCGGTTCCTCCTCGGACTCGGCAGAAACATCATCCGCTACCTCCTCGATTGCCTGATACTTCTCGAAGAGCGCCTCCAGCCTGTCGATCTCGTCCTGTGGCATCAGCCATTTCATTGCAAAACCTCTCTGTCTTCGCGTTGCGCGTAGGCGATTTGAGCCGCGACGAGCTGATTGGCGAGCAGCGCCTCGACGGCATCAGCGCCGAAATCGTTCTGGAGCTGGAGCAGGGGGCGCATGGCGTCGGCGAGCAGCTGATTTTCCTTCCCGACCCGGCGGACGTTGTGGGTGAATTTCGATCCGTTGTGCTGGCGCGCCTCCCGGGTGCGCGTAGATAGACACTCTGCCACCGCCAGCTTCGACGCCGTCACGTGCTTCACCGGGTCAACCGTCGGCTCGACATATCCAAACCATTCGGTTTTCATCCACGCCCGTCGGATGTCGTACTGCTTCGAATCGGCCAGCGCGTCGAGGAACCCGGCCGCGGCGATTTTCCCGGAGAGAATGGACGAGATGAACCACTCGCCGTGATGATTCTTGCAGTGGGCGGCGGAGAAGCGCGCGCGTTCCTTCGTGATGTAAGTGCGCCACTTGTTGTTAGCGGCCTGGGAGGCGGAATAGGCCTTGTTGAAGCTCATCAGTAGGATCTCCGGGGGAATCTGGAGCCCCCAGGCCACACCGACCATGACAGCCGCCTCGAACGGACCGAACCCCGCCGAGCTCCCGCCAGGGGCGTGAACCTCGAGCTTCTCCCCCGGCTCGAGCCCCTGGAGGAGCATCCCCGGGGCGAGCTTGACGAGGGGGACGGGGGGCGTTGCCCCAGTCGCGTCCCCGGTTACCGAACCGGTGGCCATCGCGCCGCCTGTGGCAAACTTCGTCTTGACCGGCCCGCTGCGTTCCACCGCAAGAACGATCTGTGCGTTGATCTTCTCCTTGAGCTGGGTGCTCCCCTTGACGTCCTGAATGTCCTTGAGCGCCTGGATAGCGATGCCGAGCAGCGGTTCCCCGCGGACGCCATCCTCCCGCTTGTCCGGACCGTAGACCATCCACGCGGTCATCCGCCCCGACTTCGCACCGACGGCCGGAATGTAGGTCCAGCTGTCGTCGAACAGGTCGACGGTCCCGTTGTAGACGTAGTACCCGAGGTGTTTCCCGCTCCGCTTCTCGATGCGGACGCCGTCCACCACCGCGTCGTCCATCGCGTACTCGTTCGGGGTGCGGACGCGGTCACCGTTGACGATCTGGAGCTGGGGGAGGTTAGTCTCGGGGTGGAGACGGTTCACGACGAGGCAGTCACCGGCAATCAGCGCCTCGGTGTAGATCTGCGCCTGGAGCTCCCCCTCTTCACGGCTGCCCTTGTAGTCGACGATCTCTTTCGACTCCCCGTAGAGCTTCCACAGGGTCTCGACGTGCTCGGACCAGGCCTCGAGGATGTCCTCCTGGATTCCGAGGATCGACGCCTCCGGTGTACTCTCCGGTTCGAGCCCCGTATTGATGATATCGGTGACCATCCGGCGGATGATCCCCCTGGCGTAGAGATTCCCGTAGAACAGGGCAGAGGAGCGCTTACGGAGCGTCCAGTAGTCCAGGTTGCCGATCTCGTCGACCATCCCGCCGACCCCGTCGAAGAAATTAGATCCGTCGTAGTAGAACCCCGGGCCCACAAAGCGGGTGTCCGTCGATGCCGATACGGGCGGAGCCTTCGGGGCGGACCCTGGCCACGTCCAGGATGGTTCCTCCGCGGCCGGCTTCGACCATGGCCACCTCATGACTTCACCTTTTTCGGTGGCGGAGGCGGAGGGGGCGGCTTCTTCGCTACATCCGGCGGCGGCGGGTTTGGCTGCTTGCGGCTCATGATAGGCTCCGCGCCAGGACGACGCCGTCATTGTCCCGCAAGATTGACCAAAACTGGATCTCCCCGATGAGTGTCTGTCGGGATTCCTGGAGACCCCGGATGTCCTTCTTCGTCACGGTCCGAGAGGTCTGCCCGGTGTCGATGGTGTAGGATTTCAACGTGCCTGAGGATAGCGAGGTAATAGCCGTAGTGGTGGCAACGAGCTGAGCTTTCAGCGCTGTGATTTGGGTCTCGATTTCAGCGGCGGTAAAAGCAGCCATTCTGCGCCTTCTCGGTTGCGTAAACGCGTTTCAGAAGACGCATTTTCGCAACCTGTACACTTATACAGTAGCAGCATTAACGCGTCTCTGTAAAGCAATAATGCGACTCGCATAAATTGCACACATCGAACCTTTGTGCATATGTGCTAACCAACTAATATAACTGCACTTTATGGCTGTTGCCCATAAAGCATGATCCTAATGTCGTGGTTATTAGGTTTTCAGCATATTTGCAAGCGCTGTAACCTGTTGAAATCATTTGTGCACGTGCTTTCCCACGTGTGCTGGCACGTGGATTGCAACGTATATAGGTCATGAACGGCAACACAAAGGAGAGCAACAACATGTTGAACGAAACCCAAATTAAAAAAATCAAAGATGCGGCCTTTGAGGACGGACAGTGTTTTCGGAATGAAAATCCAAATATTGACTGCTCGGAGCCTTCGTCTAACGGTGGGTGGACTGATAGTCTGCTGTCAGCAGCCACGTCCACGGAGCTGGCCAGAGATTTCGGGATTGAACTCGACGAAGACGACGAATGGGACACAGACGAATGGGACCAGTTTTTGACGATTTACGAGGCCGAGGCTCAGCGTGGATGGGAGGAGACGATCGACTGATTTCGGCCCCCACTCCGCCCGTCTCCCTCGAGGCGGGCGGCGATGGTGACCGAAAACAAAGGAGATGAGAGATGAGAATCCAAACGACAAACAGGACCTATCACGTAGACGCCATCGAGCTCATGGACGCCTGGCGCAGAGGCAACGACGCCGGCGAAGGGTATGCGGTTGGCGGTGAGAGCCAATCCCCATCACAGGCAGCTGACGAAGAGGGGATCAGGGAATCAGGCGACCTCGACCCGACCGGCAACATTGTCGCAGTCAGCGGCGACCGGTTGATCGTGATCTGCGACGCCAATGGACCGTGGGCGGTTGACGTTACGGACGCGATTGACGAGATCGTGTGACCGAAACAAAGGAGATAGAGATGACAATCAAATTTTACAACAACAATGACCTGTATGGCTACTGTGGACCTTTCGAGGCGGAGAGCAAGGAGGCGCTGGCGGACGAGATGAAACCCAGTTTTGATGAATGGGCGGACAATGTATGGAATTCATCGCGTATTGATGAAGACGATATATCCGAAGAGGAGTGGAAAAAATCCTACATAGAAGAAATGCGCGCCGAATTCATCACCGGTCTCGAGGCCCAGTACCACGGCGAGCCAAGGATCATCTTCGACAACAGCGGCGGCATCACCCTCCAGCTCCCAGGATTCGCCCACCACTACGACGATGCGGAGCAGTGTGCCGATGACATAAAAGAGTGGATGGACATCGAGGATACAGACGGATGGGACGGGAACGAGGAGGAGTCCGTTTTCGAGCCGACACAGGATCAGCTCGCCAACGGCGGATATAAAGTGTGGTCGATCGCGGCGCTGGCAAACTCGACGCTCCAAGAGATCTCGATATGCAGCTGGGGGAACATCAGGAGCCTGTACTCGACACTGACGCGGAAGGTACTCGACGAATAATCAACGCGGGCTCCGGCCCGCCTCTGCGCCCTCCCCGAGGACGTGGAGGCGGCCTGAAGGCCGAGAGAGCGAGGAGTGATGATAGTAGAAAGTTGCCTTTCCGAATTGGCCCATGAGGATTCCTTAACCAAGCACACCGCCAACATCCGGCGCGCCTTGGACGCCGAAATCAAAAAGACCTGCAAGCGCGTCGTGATGGAGTACATCATCGACGTACTCAACACCGAAGACGACACCGAGATCGCGGTGGAGCTTTTCAGAAAGGATTGGATGAAAGATGCCAAATAAAACCCTGTATTTCGACGACGCCACCGCCGGACAGGTGGCAAAGCTGGACAAGCCGAGCCGCTACTTCTCGGCGACCATCAACCAAGGGTGGCCCCGGGCGATCATGGCCCTCGACCACCTCCGCGCCCAGGGGTGGCTCCCGAACGAGATCCTCGCGGCCTGCGACGTGCTGAACGGTTGCTGGCTGCTCATCCACGATCCAACCTGGCACGGCCACAGCATGGCGGACGGGCCCGAGTACGCGACCAAATGGGAGATCGACGAGGAGCGCTGGCTGGAGCTCGCCCGAGAGGTCAGCGAGTCTATTTCCATCGCCTTCGCGCTCGACCTGGTCGTCTCGGAATTCTGGGCGGGGAATTCGTGGCTGGACAAGATGATTCGGAAGGGGGCCCCGGATGAGAGCGCATGAGATATCCGCCGCACAACGGATCGTCTCGCAGGCCGAGCGCCGGCGAGGGGCAACCATGTTCATACCGACGGACGCCCGCGGATATCGCGCCTGGGCCCGCTGGCTGGAGCTGGAGGCGGAGCGCAGATATCCGTCCTGGCGCGAAACGCTGGAGTATGCCAAAAATCAGCGGTGGATGGCCGAAATGGTGAACCTTCATGGACTCGAGAAGGCCCAGGAGATCGGCCGCCATCACTTCCGGATGCACTACCGCGCCCAGACGTTTCTACGCTACGCCGCCGCCTGAAAAAACATCCCCGCCTCACACTCCCTCCAGAACGCAACCCAGTCCACAACCACCTTGCTCGGGGGGACCTGCTGCAGGGTCTCCGACACCAGCCACGCCAGGATCTCTACGCCGGCGTGCCCGTATACCATGAGGTCCCACAGTTCTTGCGGGGCGTTCCCCGGCCGGTGCCAGACCCATTCCTCGCGTCCCGTCTTCTTATTGATCTCTTTCCCCTTTGCCTCCCGGGTGAGCTCGCGGAGCTCGTCATCTTCGATATTCATCGGGGCATTAAATGTGTAAGGAGGTTGGTTCCCCTCGTCCGGCCGCCAGTTTCTCCGGAGCACGGGGGCGAGGCGGTCCTTATAGTAGTCAACATAGATGAGGTAGCCAGGGGTTCCTATTTGGGTGGTGAAAGGTCGCCACTCCGTGACGCTGCTCTTCGTCTGGATGTCCCGGCCCATGATCGGGAACGTCATCTGGTAGGGCTCGCAGAATCCACACACCGTGTCATAGTAGGGGTTGGCGTCGATGAACATCATCGCGATCGGGAACCGGCGCCCCCGGTCGTCGGTCCATGTCTTCCCACCGAGATCGCGGAGCTGGTCCCAGACGGGGGACTCGGCGAGGGACACCCCCTCCTCGACCCCAGTGGTGTCGTAGATCCGAGTGTAGTCGATGAGCCAGCACGTAAAGTCGGTTCCCACGCGAGCCCACCCCCAGACCGCAACCGCCAGATTATCACCGTGGACGTCGACGGTGCATGTTAGGAACAAGATCTCAGAGTCGCAATATTGCGACACTGTCGCGTTTTTGATTTCACCCTTGTGATACCACATCCGGCGGTGAGCGGACGCCATTTGGAATTCAATCTTACCGGTGTAGGTCTGGAATGTTTCAGCAAGAAAGTTATTATAGAACACCTTCAACTTTGCAGGATCTTTGACCTTTCCGTCTTTACCCGTTGCGGCAAGCCATTGCTCGACACCTGAGTACCACTTGCCCCTGCGGCTCATCATGCCGGTCACCTGGTAGCTGCGGCAATTCGGCATAGCTGGGTCAGCAGTTGGCTTCCAAAACGCGTTATCTTCCGTTATAAGGCGAACCTTATCATGCTCCATGTGAGCACGCCTGCATCCGGGGTTCTTGCATTCATACCTGACAGACTCTATATCCAGAGTCCGGCCACCGGACTTAAAATCCCACTTCATCCCCCATGTTGTTCCATCATCACGCTTCCCGGAGAAACGCAAGCGCTGTTCCATGCCACATTCCAAACAGCGCACGTAGTACTGACGCTGGTCCCCACGGAGGTATTGGTCCTCTATGAAGCTCTGCCCCTTGTCGGTCGGCGTGCACCCCATGAAGCATTTGTAAACATCCTTGAACGCTGCAGTCCGGTCCTTGAATAGTTGAATAGTGTCTCCATCTTTTACCCGCGCGTAGTCGTCCAATTCGTCCATGAGGAGGAGCAGGATCGCGATCTCTCTCGCCATCCTTGGATTCTGGGCGCCCCTCGGAACAAGATACCCGCCTCCGATCCACTGGAGTTCATCCTTTGTGATGCCCCGCTTTCTGGTATTGTCAACGTCGGAACTCTGGAAGATGTCACCGAGGCCACTCTGTTGAAACATAGGGATATAATTTCGTTTTATTCTCGCCCGCGCCGCGTCAATGGTCGTGTTCACGTACATGCATGGGGCTGTCTTAACGTGTGCGGCAAAGTACAGCACAATAGACTCTAAGAGGGTCGAGTATGCTGTCTGGACCCCCTTCAAAACGGCGACCTCACGGACGGGGGAGCGGACATCGAAGCACTCTAGGATCTCTATCCAGTATGGAGTCCGCTTGAATCTGATGTATCCAGGATCCGAAGTTACATGAGCCGGAAGAAGTCTCGCCCCCTCATTAAATTCAACCGGTGAGCGCTGAACGATTTCACAGGTTAAACCACCAGCCTTCTCCTCAGCCCAATCAGAGCCGACCGTATTTATTTCACACACCTGATTGCCTTCAGGATTGACTCTTTCAGGGAGACAGCATACGAGGTGAGCTCTTCTCTGATTGCAACTTCAAGCTCTTCGCGTGTTGCACCAGCTTTCCCAAGAGAATAAACCGTATTTGCAATTGTTTTGGCCCCATCGGAAAGGATCCTGACAAGAAATGTTTCAAGAGGCTTCCAGACCCCACGGTCCATGACCTCCCTGGAAACCAACAGTCCTTTTTCTTTGGCGCTCTTCACCTCGCGATATTCCGCATCAGCAATGAGCTTGCGCATCTCAACATCACGCCGACTCATGACATCGGACTTGGTCACCCCCGGCTTTCCAGGCTTCCCTCCCGGCTTCTTCGACGTGGCCCCGCCAGGTGACTTCCGCCGCTTCGCCATCATCGCAGCCCGCCCGGTGGCTGGTTCCTTCGGCGCGCCTTCCTTGGCGGAGGTTTCCCCATCGGCCACCCCCTTCGACTTCAGATAGGCGATGCATTCGGGCGCCTCGAGGTCAATCCGCTTCCTTTCGGTGACCGGGATCTTGCCGTAGCGGATGAGCTTTGAAATCGCAGGGGGTGACACCCCGGCCATTTCGGCGAATTCCTTCTGAGTGACGATCATCGGTACATGTCGGCGAGATCCTCTTTGAAGATCCGGCCGCCCTTTTGGGCCTTGAGCTCGAATATCTCGTCGAAGTAGTCGACCACCCACGAGCAGAAGTCCGGGTCCTCGGTCACCCGATAGTGCTCGGTCCGGACGCTCTTGGTCAGATTCGCGGACGTTTCGACCACAAACGACCACGATTCGTTGTAAATTGCGCAAAATTTCGCATGATTAGGTACAAGAGCGATGACATCGCCGATATTCTCGTCCACCCAGGCACAGAAGCCCTTTCGGGCATTCTCGAACCCGCCGTCCATTATCATGCGGAACCCGAGCATGTTCCCATCGGTCAGGAAATCGTGAACAGAACGCATTGTTCCATAGGACCCGCACCAGGACGCGCAGTCGACGTAGGCATCTCCGGTGAACTCGAGGATGTAGTGGAGCAGGTCGACGGTCGAGAAGCGCCCGGAGGTCAGCGCGAACTCGCTCATCCCCTGGTACAGATCCGGGAACGCCTCGTCGGCGTACTTCGCCCCGCTGATTCGGACGCAATCTCGCCGGGGAACCTTAACCATGACAAAAGATTAACTCGAAAGTTAACAATTCGGCAAGATTAAAATTCCGCTTGTCTTGTAAATAAGACAAAGCGGCCGGTTAATCGGGATTTTTTACCCTGAGAGCGCGAGAGGCACGCTACGCAGTCTAACAT